TGGTGCTGTTGATCAGGTTGATTAACCGTTCATCAGAGGTGTCATCCTTATTCCTCCAACTATCGATCTCCGTCTGATGCATCAGGTCTTTTTTGTAGATGTACCACATGCAGGCACCTGTCACAAAAACAGGAACCCCAAGGGTCTCGATCAGACCAAGGATGATTTGAATGTCCATTATGCAGGATTCATTTCTGCTTTTTGTTCTGCCTGGAAAGTTGCCCAACCTGCTTTCACTGCATCTGTCCAGACTCCATTGCAGATTGCTTGTGTCTCTGTTGGTTCTCCACTGATATCATCATCAGGATGCAGAACATGACGGTGGAAACTTCTTGAAAGTTCAACTCCATCTTCCTTTATGATTGTTGCTGTACGACATTGGATTGCCTTGAAATCACCAACGATTTCTATTTTGTCGCATCTTACTTCTTTGGTTAATGCCATTTTTGATTCCTTTATTTGTTGAACGATTTATTCCATTTTTGTTATGCTGCTCTGTAAGTGAACCCAATTATCATGATCCCATCAGCAGACCATTCAGAAGCTTGCATATATGATGTCCCTGTCGTGACATCCCCGACTTGAAGACTAAAAAAAGTGTTATTAATATTCCCCATGTAACTAACCGTATGTCCTGCTGTAATATTCAAATTGCCCGCATAACCAGCAATTCCAGAAGTATAAGCCGCAGCATTATTAGCAATAGTAAACGGTAGACCATTCAATTGAATATCTCCACTGGCAGCAGGAGACCCAAGAGAAGAGGTTTGGAAATAACCTGAGACAGTAACCAGATTCCCGATTTTCGTGTAATACCCAGTATTGGAAGACATCGTCATTTCATAGTAGGGGTGGGCTGATTGTCGGAGCACCCCAGTCCAGGATCCAGTCTCATAGTGGTCTAAGACCTCGTCTCCTGCTGACGTATCTGGTGTTGTTCCAGTTGCAGATGATACAGTCTGTGCAGCAAAATCAATCCCCTTTCCTGCCGTGCCCATAACGAGGTTTCCATTATTTATGGATACATTCTGGCTGGACGTATCGACAGTCAACGATGCTGTCCCACCTTGGTCGTTGAGAATAATCTCCTTGCTAGAGGTTGGTTGAATCACCAGATGACCGGATGCCTGTTTGAGGGATCCAAACGCGGTTCCTCCATCCTTCAGAGTGATATCTGCTCCTTCTGCATCAAGGATGATATCTGCAGGAGAATCGATTGTCAGATCACCTGCATCAGTGATGGTGACCGACCCGGTGCCCCCGTTGTTCTGGAGCTTCAGGTCATTCCCTGAGTCGCATTTAACGGTTCTTGTTGCCATAAAATTACCCTCCTATTATCAATGTTCCATGGGTTTTCACTGTCCCGTCCGACATGATTGTCAGGAGGGTGCTTAATGCACTGGAGACCCTGGTCTGGAGTTGCATCTCTGCTGCCTCGTTTCCACCAGCATGGTCCACGTTCTTAATCACAACCTGGATCCGTGCATAAGTCGTATTATCGTCGTTATCATCTTCCCCGGCAAAGGACACTGCTCCGATCAGATCGCTTGCAACAGGACTACTGGAGTTCCGGTACAGGGTCAGTTCTGGTCCAAGGGCCCCTTCTGCATCGGTGTCGGTCATCGTCACATCACCTGTGGCAAGACCTAGTTCAATCCGGGTTGTAGTTCCATCATCAAAGTTGATGTTGTCTCCGTCTGCACTCAGGGTGATATCTCCTGCTGCATCGAGGGTGATATTCCCGGCTGCAGTGTGGGTCATGTTATTGGAACCATCTACCTCGATCTTCTCGGTGTCGGCACCAAAGGTGAGACCGACCTGGGCCGGGAGGTTGACATCCGAGGTTGCAGTCAGGTTGATATCTCCTGCGGAGTTGACGGTGAGGTCCGTGTCATTGCTCTCGATCTTGTCATTCTTGTCAGAGGCAAAGGTCAGTCCGATATTGGCAGGGATATTGATGTCTCCGGATCCTTCAATGGAAAAGTCAATCTCTGCTGCTGCAATATCAAGTTTGGTTCCATTCCCCTCGATCTTTTCCCCGTCGGCACCAAAGGTCAGACCAACATCCTGCGGGATATTAATGTCCGTGGTTGCCGTGAGATTCAGGTCATTGCTTGAGGACACTGTGAGATCTGTTCCATCACCCTCGATTTTCTCACCATCATCACCAAAAGTAATCCCTTTGTTGGCAGGAATGTTGACATCTCCGGTGGATCCTGGAGTGAGGTTGACATCTCCAGTTCCTTTTGCTGCCAGGGTCAGGTCGATGTTGGTATCATCTCCTGCAGAAGCAATCTGCGGAGGATTCCCACTGGCAGCATTGGTGACTCCAATGTGATTGACTGCAGATCCAGTTGCAGTGAAGTCAATCAACTCATTCTCGTTTGCATCAGCGATTAAATTACTGGTTGCATTGACTGCAGCAACAACGGTGTCGAGGTCGGTGTTGATGTAAGTGCCCCAAACATTATTATCTCCTCCGTCCAGGGGTTTCTGGAGGTTCTTGGAGGTCCCTGCCGTCTTGGAATAACTGTGAAAATCGGAGGTATTTGTTGCCATATTACCTGTAATAAATCGGGTTGGTCACTGCACCAGAAAAATAGGGTCTTTTAATACTCATGTTCAGTGCAGTCCCAGGGTTTTCTCCTCTCTCATCCTGTGCTGATAATTCCTGCAGTCTCTCCTCCATGAGCCCTTTCCAGATTGCAATCCTTGGATCATCCATCAGATAGGGTGAGGAGTGCATCAGGGATCCATACAGGTACAAGTCCGGATGAGAGTCGAGGATCCAGTTGGTTGTTGCAGAGTCACTGAGTGGAGTAAATTTTTGATAGAATGTGATCTCAACAGAATAGGTCGCATCAGGAACTGGTCCGAGTTCCAGTTCATATCCAATCAGTCCAAAACAGATCGGTCTGCCGGTGGCACCTGATCTTTGGTATCTAAACTCATCCATGGCCTGAGGAGATTTGAATTCCAGGACCACTGGACCTCCAGATGTCGGTTCTAGGGTGATGTTTTTGAGTTCCAGATAATTGGTCAAAGAGTCGGAAAGGTCCGTGTACTGACCACTTACAGATATGGTGCTCCTGGTGATCATTTTACGGACCCTTAAACGTCTCTGGAATTCTGCTTCTGCGAGGGCAATAAACTTCTCAATGACAGTGCTCCCGTCATCCTGGTCAGTTGCGAGGTCTGCACGGTTCAGGAAATCACCAACGGATGATTTTAGATTTGCGTAGGTGTCAAGTGCCATCAGGCTGCCTCAGTCTGTGGTGCATAATACTCCGACATCTGGTTTTGAATCTTTTTGAGCAGGACAGGAAACTCGGTCTCCTTCCACTCCATGTATGCTGCAATCTGCCCCGATTTGGATGCAATCCGTTCCCAGTTTTCCTTCTCCTCCCGTAAGTCTCCCCAACCATCGAGAGCATATTTCAGGGTTCCCAATTCCTCGGCAATGTCCTGTAGTGCGTGTGCAAAAAACCACCGTCCACGGGCAAACAAAGGTCCAATAGCTTTCATCAGCTTTCCTCCTATGCATGGTTGTACCGGGAGGGTTGCATTGTGGATATTATCTGGGCCATAAGTCACATCCCAGGGTCCACAGTATTTGATCAATCGTTTTGCCCAATCGAGTCCTGGAGTGAAGTTTTCACCAATGAACAGATAGTGGTCTTGAGTGGTATATAATTTGAGGAAATCGGCTGCCTTCTCGATGTTTTCCCATCCATCTGGAGGATTGTCCTGGTTGACACAAACCCCTTTCCAGTCGGATGCCTGCATCGTCAATCGTGCAGTCTCCGGATTTTGTATTTCAGGAATCATGATCAGGGATGATCCATCATTCTCAGGATGAAGATTCATGACATGGAGTTCTGCATCCTTTTCCAGTTTGGAATAGAACCCCTCACTCATGGTTGCCATGCTCATGTCGTATGCCATGTCTCCCATATGCTTGACCTGCCGGGAGAGGTCATGATCGATGTAGATTGGGACTCCTAGTTTTTTCAGTTTCCTGCAGAAAAAGACATCCTCACCTATGACTCCTGGGATCTTGTCCGGGTCAGGTTCAAAGGCAAACCAGGGGAGTTCCAGTTCAGGAAGTCCAAAGACCCTCATATCAAGCATCATGACTGCACATCCGACCTGGTCGACCTCTTCCAGTCCATGCTTGTCCGGGGTGGAGTAGACGTATCGTTTATCCTTTGCAAATGCAGTCGGATAGGTTGGAAGTCTCCTGCGGACACAATTTGCTGCAACAACAGCCTGATTGTGATTCAGGAGGTTCTGAACAGTGTCAAACGGGAAGACCATGTCACTGTCAATGAACAGTGCATGGGTTGCCCCCCATTTATATGCCATTGCGACCAGACGGTGTCTTGAGTCTGGGATTATTGAACATTGGACTCCAAAAAGTTTGATCTCCTTGGTTCCGTTTTCATATTTGGAATCTGAGAAGCAAGCCATCATATTGGCAATACACTCTGCCGTGTTTGCATTCCAGGTCCCAGTGGAGGGCACCAGGACCG